CCGCCGGAACCGCGCGCGAACCCTGGTGTACGTCTCGGCGAGTCTGTCGGATCTAGTAGGCCGGAGTCACCGCCGCCTTCCTTGGTGTATTTCGTATTGACTGCGATGTTCACTTGCTTGCCATCGATGCCGAGAAGCTTGCTCAAGAACTCGTCAAGCTTGGCGATGAGGCGATCCAGCGGGTCGGTGGGGAACGCGACGCCCGCCGCCTTCGCCTGGTCGATCAGCTTCTGAGTGTTTTCGTCGATCGTGAAGCCGTACTTGGCTGAGGTCGAGATGATCTCCTGTAAGAATGGCGCGAGCAGGGCGAACGATTCCTTTGTGGTGGCGCCGCCCGCCTCCGCCTGCGCTTTCGCGGACGCAAGCTGCTGCTCGAACGCCTGGAACTGTTCGATGGTGAGAGGCACGTCCTTGGTGCGCATCTCCTTGAGGATCTGGCTGTAAGCGTGTGCGCCCTCCGCCGCGCCCTTAAACTGGTCGTTACCCATCTTGTCCATAATAGACGCTATCGGGCCGAGGATGGCCTCGGCCGCAGCGTCACCGCCGAGCGTGACCAGAGTGTCACGCAGGCTGGCGAAGACGTCGCGGAACGACGTGGCGGCGGCGACGAGGCCTTGCTCCGTGAAAACTTGCCAAAACGAAAGGCTCAGGATCTTTGATTGCGCCTGAATGTCAGCGGCCGAGCCAGCCTTGATGCCGCTGAAGGCGGTGCCCAGGCCGCCCGCCACGGAACCTGCATCGATGTCGACGTGTTCCTTCGGTGGTGGTGGCGGCTCGGGAGGCGTCTTCGGCTTTTTGCGGAACAACGAAAAAATGCTTGAGCCGATCGCTAGGGCGCTTGTTGCAACCCCCCCCCACATGCCTAGATTTGACAACGGCCCGGAAAGTTTTCCAAGGACTCCGCCTGCCTTGCCGAGACCCTGCAATGAGCTCGCCATCCCGGCCGCGCCCCCCACGATCCCGCCCAGCCCTTTGCCGAGTTTGCTGCCAGACAGTTGCGCGATGTTGGCAAGGGTCTGCAAAGCCTGCGCTGCGGACACGCTGGACTTTGCAACGCTTAAGTTAGGCGCCACGAGGATGTCGTCGGCGCGCGACTGCGCCGGCGGGCGCGCTGAGAACTTGCCCTGGACGCGGGGGTCGTACAGCGGCAGCACCTTCACTGCCCCGGCCAAACGCTCGGCATCTTTCTGCGAACGCGCGGCTGCGTCGTTGTTGTACGTCCACACTACGTCGTCCATATAGTTAGCGTACTGTTCGCTAACACTAACACGCGCGGGTGGGCGAACGTTCGGAGGCTTGGAGGATGGGCGAACGTTCGGCGGAGGCTTAAGGCCTGCGTACCCACCCTCGGCGAAGGCATCTGAATACCCTTGGGTTAGTAGCTTTCGCGGCGTCCTCTCGGGGATCATCCCGGCCTTGTCGGCCAGGGCCACCATGTCGCCAAGAACAAGCGCCATGGAGCCGCCCGGAAACATAGAAATCATTTTCCGCGACATCATCCCCATCGCGGCGGAGATTTTGTCGAGCAGGCCTGGAACGACGAGCAGCGCCTTAGGGATGCTCGATATTAGGTCGATGAATCCGCCCAGGGGTATTGCGAGGCCACTGAGTGCCGTGCGCAGCGAGGCGAAACTCACATCCGCGAGCTCACGGATAACCGGGGACGCGTCTCGCACAGCGGCAGCGGCCTTGCCCACGAGGTTCGCCAGGTCGTCAAAGATGCCCTTCAGGGCTGGGGCCGAGCCGATCGCGCCGCCGAGTTGGCGCCACAGCGCCGTCCATGTGGCGTCTAGAGTGCTCGCGGAGTCGCCTAAATTATCGAGTGCGGCCACCGTGCCTTGGCTAAGGACCAGACCCAGGCGATCGGCTTCCGCTCCTACCGCACTGATATCCGACTTCAGGATCCCAAACACCGCAGCCGACTTTGCTCCGAGGATATCCATTGAGGCGGCCGCGCGTAGGGTGGGGTTTTCGATTTTTTGTAGCGCGGTCGCGACCGCTTGCAGCTGCTGTTCTGGAGCCATGTCCCGCAGCCGCGACGCCGAAAGCCCAAGCTGATCGAATTTCTCAGGCGCGTTGACGAGCGAGAGTTTTAGCTTGTTCGCTGCGGTAGCCAGCTGCTCAGTGCTCCCACCGCTGAGCCGCGCCACGTGTTCAAAGCGCTGCAAAGCCTCGGTGCTTATGTCAGACGCTGCGGACAGGTAGGTTATTTTGTCGGAGTAGGCGACTGCCTCCGTCGTGCTTGCGATGAGCGCGCCAGACACCGCCGACGCGGCCCCTACAGTCAGGGCCAGGGCGGCCGCTGCTGCGAGCCCGAGCGGGCCGAGCGTCGCCATTGCCCGCCCAACCAGGCCCGCCTGACCTGCAAGCTCTGTAAGCTTTTCTGACTGTATGGCGGCGATCTCCTTACTCAACCCTGCAGCGCCGTTCGAAGCCTCCCTGAATTTGTCCGCCATGGCACGAAGGTGAGGCGGGATCTTGCCGCCCTTCGCCTCGAGCTCACCGAGGATCGCTGCCACACGCTTCAGTTGCGGCTCGGTAAGCTGCGCCGCTCCGCCTAGCTTTTTGACCGCCTCGTCGACTGCTCGGATTGCCTCGGCCGTTTTTTTCTCGTGGCCTTCAATCTCGCGCGTGGTGCGACCGACGCTGTTGCTGAACTTCCTGAGTTCAGTTTCGGCCTTCGAAAGCTCTTGACGCATCGGCGTACCGTCCGCCGAGAGGACTAATCGATACTCCCCCTTAGCCATCGAGGCGCTCCTTCAGCGTTGGCCAAGAGGGCAGGCTCTTCCTGATTTTTCTCACGTCTGACTTTTTGTCGATCATGGCTCGGACGTAATGGATGGTCACTGCGACGACGTCGAGATCTCGCTCACGTCGCCACCGCTGGGCTTCCCACACTCGATAAAGGTCGACTGGCTGAAGGTGTTCCCATTGACCCGGGAGGAACCCCAGCCGAAACGCGAGGTCCTCAAGGCTGTCATGGAGGTCGCCGACGTCTACATGCTGTCTGAAGCGGGCACCGGCTGAGACGCCCCACTGTAGGACGCCGCGATCGTCGATGTCGTCTCCGGAGTCGTGGTCTCCGCCATCGCCTTCACGGCGTCTGCCGCCGTGCGTGCGAAAAAAAGCTTCTTTACCTCCGGCGCTTCAGCCTCCCAGTCGATTGCCTCTCCGAGTACTGCGCCGGAAGCGAAGGCGGCGCAGACAGCGGCCCATATCGCGGGTTTGACACTCCCGCCTTTGTCGATGGTGTCATCCCACAGACGCTCTACGTAGCTCTCCGTTGTGGGCTTGCCGCCGCGCGAAAATCCGACCGCAAGCAAGGCGTGTTGCGCTTCAATGTCAAAGGCTTTGAGCGACCAGGTCTCCATGTTGAGCCCGAGCACTTTGTGAATGAGCCACTCGCCCGGCGACTCAAAATTAAAGCGGCGATGAAGCGCCTTCATGTCGGCGCTCGCGAACTTGATCGCGCGGTCCTCTCCGCCGAATACGGCTCGGAACTCTCTCATTGTTAATCCTCGGAAGCGTTGTGTTAGGAGAACGTGCCGGTAGCGACGTCTCCGGCGACCATCAGCTCAGCGCTGAAATCGGGAATATCGTCGTGCCTGAAGTTGACCGCATAGGACGTCAGCCAGGACTCTCCGGAGTACTTCTTCGCGCCAGAACCTCCGCCCTCTGGGCCGAGCTCGAAGGTCGACGTAGTCGACTGGTTGATGAGGGCCGCGAAGTAGCGGTGAGTCCCTGCAACCCCATTCACACCGCCGCGTCGGCCGAAGGCTACGACGAAGGTGATGGAAGTGACGGTCCCTGACACGATCTGCGCTCGGGTGTAGCGCTTCACTGCCGCGGCCGCGCCGAGTTCGATCCGCTGCGCACCCACAGCGCCGACCAAAGCGAACGTGATTAGGTCAGTCCACGTTGAGTTATCAACCGAATCTTGGATCGTGATGAGGATGCTTGATCCAGTGACCGCGGTTACGTGGAGGTGACCAACACCACCGAGCGCTGTGGCGGTTGACTCGTCTACGCCTGTGTAGTTGCCTGTAGCCGTCTCCGCGCTCAAGGCGTGAAGAGACACACCGATGTCGAGCCGGTCATCGGACTTGAACTCAGCAGCAAGGCCGACGAGGGACTCTTTGTCGAACGAACTGAAGTGCTGGTCTTCCAGCACCATTTTGCCCATATCGACAAGGGAGCCGATCGCCATGCCGCCCACGCCGAGGGTGAGAATAGCGGGTGTCTCCTGTTGGGCCAGGTCATCGAGGGTCGCCTGTGACAAGCCTGAGGCAACGTCGAACTCGCCCTCGATGCTGAGGCCGCCATCGCGGAAACTGTCAACCGGCCGCTGGCGCCACGACTGCCCGAAGCCCTTCGACTCCACGACCTCTTTCGTTCGGGTGATAGTGCCGCTATGAAATCGGGAGTAAGGCGCATACTCGTCCAACAAAAAAACCGCGGTTTTCCCGTGGACCTTCGACGCCGCGGCAGTCTGGTAAGGGCCTGCTAGCGAGATGTTGCCACCGTCGCTAAGGCCCTTAGTAACACGACGTCGACCGAAGTCGCCCATCGTCTCACTCTGTTGCCGATCGGTTTTCCCGGGAAGGCCGGACGGTGCGCCAGTAAGGTAGGCGCTGATGTCAGCAAGTGTGCCGGAAAGATCGTCTAGCTTGAAAACTGCGGTGCGGCCGTGCTTGACTGACATGTTGTCTCCTTGGTAAGGGTTTGGGCTGAGCGCTTAGCGCTTCGCTGCGCCTTCGGCGACGAGGGCTGCGATGACTGAATCGGGCGCGCTCGAGGGGATCTCCGCGCCAGCGTCAACGCGAATCTCGGGCACGGGCAAGCCAGTCGTCGAAGAAGACGAAGGCGCATAGTTGAAGCCGCGCAAAGCGATCGCGCGGCCGGTGGACTGGGTCTCGGTCTTAGCCATTGTCGGACTCCTTGGGGTCGTTGTGGTTGCACGCCTGACACACCCAGACGTCACGGCCATCGCCGGGCGCTGCGGAGGAATGGCAACGGGGGCACTCCCACGATGGGATAGCCTCGCCACCGTCTTGCAGCGCGGCATCGACCGTTGCGAGTAACGCCGCGACCTGTAGGCGGACGGCGCGAATCTGTGGAGTGGTCATGACGGGTCTTTGTGAATCTGAAAGGACATGAGGAATCTGGGACGGTTTGTCTCGTCGAAGTAGGGGCCATGAATCGCACCCTCGGGCTGGACGTCGAAGTACAGGACGCCGGAAAGGATGACAGGACCAAGGTTCGCAAGCTGGTCGTAGACCTGCTTCGCCTTCGCGCGCGCGAGACTGGTACCGTTTTCCACACCGCGCACAACGATCTGAACGCCGGGCCGCTGCACCAGGTCGGGCGAGAGGCTTGGGCAGAACGTCCGAATCGGGCTCTCGCCTGACAGCTCCACCATTCCGACCGCGAGGACGGAACAGGTGTCAGGGATCGTCGACGAAAACACATTGGTGCCAGCGACGAGGCCGACCCCTGCTGCCGCGAGGTACGTTACGAGCTCATCGCCCAGCATTCGCCACCTCCGCGTCAAGATCCGCACGCACACCTTCGATGGCGGCCAAGGCCGCGGCCGTGAAGGGCCGATTCAGAAAGCCCGCATGGCCGTGCTTGTGCTTGATGGTGTAGTCGGTCTCCTGAACGATCGCGTACACGTTCGCCCGACGTCGGCCAAGAAACGGAACAAGCGCCGCCCCGCCCGCGTAGACCGCAACTGAGACGCGGCCGCCCTTGACACTGACCTTTGCGGCGATCGAATCGCGCAGCTGTCCGCCGTCCTCGTCGTCAACGGGCGCACCGGCCTTTGCTTGTGGGACCACAATTCCTGGGACCGCGGCGAAACGAGTCTTGAGAATTCGCGTGCCAGCGGCGCCCAACTGGCGCATCTGTGAGATGACGTGCCCCAAGCCGTCGCTTTTCTCGTCGATTTTGATATGAAGAAGAGTCACGCGCGGATCTCCCAGTGGTGGAGGCCCGCATGGTCATCGAGGCGTGCTATCGAAAGGATCGGCGGCCGCGCCGGAGTGAACCCGGCCGGCAACGTGATTCGATCGCTCGGGCCGAATGCCACGGCGTTACCGTCCACATCGGTCGGGCTCGCGATGATGAATGTCTGAGAGACCACCTCGCGCCCAGCCGAATCCCGAACGTTTCGCACGTCGTGCTGCACGCGTGCCTTGACTGCGACCGACGCGCCGAAGGTCTTGTCTCCCGACGCAGCCGTGGTGGACGGCGGCTCGACCGTGATCGTGTGGATCAGAAGCTGTGCGATCTGAGGCGACAGCATCACACGTGCCTTACATGCGATCGCAGGAGCGCTGCAGCAAGCGGCGGGAGGGGCGACTGCGCGAGTTCGATCCCTGTCTGGTACTGCTCCGAGGTAGAGCCCACTTGCCGCGCGACCAGGGGGCGGCCACCACGGGAAGTGAAGTAGTCCTTTACCGTCTCGATACAGGCCTTCTCGACGTCATAGATCGATCGGCATTCGTCGGGCGGGTCGAACGTGATCGTCCGTGCCCTCTGTGGGGTTGCGGTCTCCTCGGCTGTCAGGTCGGCCGTTACGACGATCTTGCCGCTGGTAGGGGTCCCTTGGATCAGGAACCTGCCGTTGTTCGACGCCACGGCAAATCCTGTGGCTACCAGCACGTCTCCGGCCGTGAGCAGCGACGGGAAACCGGAGGCCGCATCGTTGAATGAGTTATCAGTCGCATCGACCGTCAACGTTGTAACGTTGGCCAGGCTCTGAGACGCGAGGATGTACCCACCCTGATACGAGACCGAGATCAGGGGCTCCTCGCGGCCTGCAAGGGCCTGTCCGAAGCCTGGGAATCTTTGGTGCCCAGAGAGTCCAGACACGCGCTGCGCTGTCCACTCCCAGCCGGCACGGCGGTAGAGCGTGCCTTCCTCGCGGTCGCCGATGGTGTAGTCAGTCACGGGGATGCCATCAAACGAAACCAGGATCACCCGAGAGATCGGCGTCCGTGAGACCTGGATCTCAAGCAAGTCATTACCCAACTGAGACTCGATGACGCCGGCGCGCGCGAATTCGCGACGACAGTGGCGAACGATAGCGGCGCTTGCCTGATCGATCAGTCTTTCGACGAGCTGAAGATCTCCCTGCCCCATCTCATCGATGACGGTCTGAGCACGCGTCAGCCGGCGCGTGCTGGCCGGGGTCGAGACCGTGATGCCCACTTAGCTCCGGCTAGATCCTGCGGGTTCAAGGCCTTCCCGATCGGTTCTTCCCAAAACATCAACACCCTCACCGGCGGTGGTGGGGAAGGTCTTTTTCGGGGCGTTTCCTGGGAGGACGGCAACACCGAGATCGATGAGGCTCTTTGCCTCCGACGCAGAAAAGGTCGCATCCTCACCCATGAGATAGCCGCGGGCGGCGGCTACGAAAGTAACCTTTACGTCCTTTTGAGGAACCGCCGATGTACCAGTGGGCGCCACAGCCGGCTCGGGTTTGTCCGCTTCGACTGCGACGCCGGCGGCAATAAAGGCTGCCGCGATTGCCTGGTTAAAGGCCGCTGTTTCGCCGGCGAAGAACGGCAAGGGCGGCTTCGGATCGTGCTCACCTCGGGCCTGCACGAATCGCACGAGGACGAGCTCAGGCGTCGGCGTCGCGACCTTCGCGGCCTTCGCCGCACGAAGCCGCTTGACGTCGTTGCCAGTGAGCATGATCGCCACTCCACGATCTACGAGGGCTCTCGCTTCGTCTTCTGAAAAGCCGGCGGTTTCGCCCGCCATATAAGGCGACGACCCTCGAAGAAAACGGACCAAGATTGTTTGCATTTGAGTCCTTCGTCAGTGTGCGAGAGTTAGACCGGGGTCCGATCCGAGCCGTACAGGATGACCTGAGAACACACGCCGATCGTTGGGGATGTGCCACCGACGAAGGCAACGACCTCGACCACGCGGATGTAACGACGCGCGGCCGACAAATTGATATCTTTTTCCGCGAGCGTCGACGCGGTGGTGTTCTCCGTCAATGCGCCGGCAGCGGCCACCTCTCCCCCCGGTACAAAATCCGCGTAGGTGGAATTATCAGCCGAGTCCTGCAGCTTGAAAGTCGCGGTGAACGACGTCGGGGTCCCGCTCGTAGCACCAAGCGAACCGACAAGAGTGCATCCCGTGTAGAGGGCGCCACCGGGTGTCGCGCGGTCGATGCCGGTGCCGTTTCGGGTGGCGGCCGCGACAGCAGCCGGCACAGTACCGATACGGGAGACAAACAGGGATCCGAGTTTCTTGGCGAGGCCGTAGTTCATTTTGTGTCCTTGCATCGTGGGGCCAGGCGGCCCCACTGTTTCAGTGTGTCAGTGTTGTGGGTTAAGCGAGAGTAACGCCGGTGATGCAGCTTCCCGCTTCCTGGTAGCGGAGATTAAAGTCCATCTCCCGGATTACACGGACTGCCGTTTCGTCCTTCGAAATTCCGGAAACCACGACTCCGGAGTCCTCGTAGGCGCCACCGGGGAAGACGTCGATTTGCGTATTGAGCGTGTCCGCAATCATCATGCTCGGACCGTGAGCACAGTACGTCTCGGTTTCGGTTCCACCGCCCAGATTTTTGGGAATCTGGTTTGTCTTGTGAACGGGGAAACCGAGGACGCGTCCGCTCGGCGCCTGGGCATCGCGGAGTTCGAGGCCCGACTTGTACGGCCGTGCCCCTGCGTCCGTTGCCGGAGCGACGTTCTGGAGGCCGTAATACGTGCGCGGTACCATGATCCAGTGGATAGAGTCGGGCTCAATGAGGATGTTTGCCTCCTCGACCAGGCGCAGCGCCTTGGCGTGGTCCGCATCGACGGTTGCCAATGTAACGCCCGTCTGTGCGAAGACGTTGCCCGTTACCAGCAGATTCCTCAGCCCGCGGGGGCTGTAGGCCGTGCCGTCGCCGCGGATCAGACTCAGGTCCTCTGCGAGCACGATTACTTGAATCATGTCGTCTAACACGAATTGGTCGGCGGACAGGCCGCCCTGACCACCCGAAAAACGAAGCATGTCGTTCGAAATGATCGAGAGACCTGCGAGCTTTTTTCGAAGGAACTGCATCAGTCCAATGCCGGGCTTCGATGCGGTGATTGAGACACCCTCACCGATCCAGTAGGCGGTTCCGGCGGTCGTCTGACGCCGGAGGGTAAGACTCCCGGCCGGGTTCGGAATAACGCGCGAGATCGAACGAATCACGGGCTTGTTTCGGAGGAGCTCGATGAACTCCGCCGACCACTGAGGAGCGACCAGGTTGGCCAGGCTGTCTGGGTTATTCGCGGTGGCGGCGGTCGCCTTGAGCTTGAGATTCTGGTCGAGCGCCTTGAGTACAGGGTCGTCTGCGCCCCACTCTTTCTTGACGTAAAAGATCGCGGCCTCGGTGTCGTTAGTCTTGCCACGCATCTGCGCAAGCGCCTGCGCGCGAATCACCCGAGCGAACATGTGGCCGACGGGAAGCGCCGACTTGTTGCCTCCGTGCGCGTGCTCATCAAGCATGTCGCGCATCGTGCTCATCGTCTTGTCTGTCAGTGGCGTAAGGCGCTTTTCGAGCACCGTGTTCGTTTCTTCCGCCACAGTGCGGCGAAGAAAAGATTCCAATTCCTCCGGGCTCTTGAAACCAGCGGAAGGGACTGCGGTGACGTCGGCGGTGGTGGGCATTGTTTTGGGCTCCTACTAGTCGAGACGGCCGACGGCGCGATTGATTCTCGCGTGAACCGTCTCGGCCACACCCGCGATGATGAGACCCTTGAGTCGATCGCGGGTGATCATCTCCAGGGGGTTGAAAGTCTTTGGTTCCGCAGCAGGCTCAGCCTGCGCGGGATTCGCCGCCACGACTGCGACGCTCGCAGAGCTCGCGGACAACAAACGGAAGGCGTTCGCTGCGACATCCTTCGGCATCCATATCCCGCCCGGCTCTACGCCATCGAGGATCTCTTCTGCCGCCTTGCGTAGCGGGGCCAGGTCCAGCGACATCGCCTTCGCGAGCGCGAGCGCTCCGGGGTGCATCGGGATCACGCACAGCGAGCACTCCAGTAGCTCGTTCTGATCGAGGTTGTAGCCGCCGCGCCTCTCGTCATAGGACCACTCGATCACCCTGATGCCCACCGACGCGCCGCGAACGATCCCCGCGGCCACGTACTTTTCTATCATGTCGACTTCGGGGTTGATGCCTACGGCTACGAACTGCAGCTCTCCAACCGTCTCCGTTGCCGATACTGTGACGACTGGCCATGTGCCGACCGGGAGGGCGTGATACGAATGCGACCAGGGCGCCACCGGGTTGTCTCGAAAATTTGTCAGATCAAAGCCAAGCTGATTGACCACGTCGCCGCCCCGGTCTGGCGTCCCACGCGACATGCAGAACCGGTACCGGCGGTCGCCAACTGACTTGAGTCGGGTTACGCCCTTGTCGGTGGTCTCAAGGTCCTGGGGCGCGGGCGGAGTGTAGAGCCGAGTCCAAGCGTCCGCAGGCAAATCTTTGGTGCGAGCCTGAGCGCGCCACGTCTCGATTGGGAGGTACGTGCCAAAAGGTGCCAAAAGAAAAGCCCCGGCGTCTATGACGCGGGGCTCGCTGTGGGTCTCCCGAGTGCGTGGTTGTTATGTCCGTCGAGGTGGGCTCACTTGGGTCTCCAGCTCAAGGACCCTTTTACACCTACTCGTGGGACGCTGTCAAGCCCCATGCTCGGAAATGGCCTGCGGGGGCTTTTTATCTGCGACGCCATCTGCTGCCGGCGAGGGCGTCGACACTGGGCCAGGGATTGAGCTCCCGACATCTCCGCCGATCGGCTCGAGATCCTGTAGGACGCGCCACTCGTCAAGCGTGCGGGACGGCGCCGCGCGCGCCACGTCGAGTACGAATCGCTTGTCAGCAGGCACGGGCGACGGATAGGTGACGATGATGCGGTCGTCATAGAGCCTCGCGATCGACTGTAGGTGTTCTCGCATTCTCTCGGCGCGGGGCGAGACCACGCTCGAGCGAAAGATCCACTGAGCGGCTTCGGCGGTCGCACGGTTGCTGTTTTCAACGATGCCGAAAATCTCTGGCGAGATCCCCCAGGTCTGGAGGATGACGTCGCGCTGAACCTTCCGCAGGGACGGATACACAAGCTGTTCCATTGTGGGTCGTTGAAACTCGTGAAATTTCGGCTCCCCGGACATAAAGATCGGCCGATTGGCTCGTTGCCAGCCCTGCAGGCGGCTCAGCCAGTCCCGCTCCACTCGTTTTTTTTCTGTCGCATCCTCAAACCCGTAGACGATAAAGTCGGGCCGGGCCTGGTTGAAGAAAAGAGCTTTCGCCATTTTGGCGGCGTACTCGTCCACCTCGACCTCGTCTCCGATGGTCCACCCAATGCCGGAGCCCCGGAGGTATGGGTCGACGGGAGAAGGCTCGCTGAAGCAATGGATTTCGCTCATCGGCACCTCAGCCTGCCAGCTGCGGTACGACACGCGGTAAAAGGGCTCGCCCGGAGTGGGCTTTGCTGTCACCCAGTGGGGAGGCAGCGGCCAGAATCCAGTAATCGCGCCCAGCGCATTGCGGCTGAAAAGCCAGAACGCCTCGCCAACCACGTCAACATGGATGTTAGTGATCTTCAGCAGACCGACCCGACCCATGTATGGATTCGGCTCGTTGAGCGCGTCAAGAAAGGCGTGGTCCTCGATGCGGACGAGGCGCGACTGTCGACGCAACACGGTGAGCGCCTTTGATCGGGCCTCGAAGCCTGCATGCTGTACGGCGGCATCTCGGATGTACTTCCCTCGCGAGCCCTTAATCGCTTCAAGTCCGTACTCGATGGTCGCGACCTCCATACCCACCTTTTCGGCTGGGGCACGGAGCCAGGGCATAGACTCGTATCCTGAGAGGAGATCCTCCGTCCCCATCGTTGGTGGCTGTGACCAGGTCACCGACTGCGCGCGGCCGGTGAGGCCGAGCGGCCCCAGCAGTCCAGACGCTGCGGCTTTGATGCGAGTCCAGAGTGTCATAGCAGGCCAATCGGCTTTCTGGCCTCGCGGCCAAGGTCGAAGAGATGGGTCACCAGCCACACCAGTGCATCCATGCGGTTTGGCGAGACGCTGTTGGTTCGTGGATTCCAACTGATCATTTCGTCCTCAAGGCGGGCGAACTTCCGCGGGTCCTTCAGGTCGTGAACGTGGTGCACTTTGCCGAGCTCATACATTGCCGAGACTGGTTCGGCCCGAGTCATCTTGCCTTCACTCGCCGTGACCTCCACCCATTTCGCGGACGGATCCAGAGCGCGGATGGTTGCGATCGTTGACTTCTCAAGGCGGTTTTTTTCGAGCACGAGTACGCCGGCGCCGTAGAGGTTGCGAGCCGCGATGGCGGCCTTTCCCCATTTTGCCGGAGATCCTTTGGTCGAGAGATCATCGATGATGTACACATGTCCGTCATCGCAGAGCGCGCCGAAGATGATGCCCGCCTCGTCGACTGGAGTGTTCGACCGGGTCGGATCGATCGCGACAGCGGACCGCACGATGCGCGGGATCTCGCTGACGCGCATGTTGTCCAGCAGGTCCGTCGACCACAGGGCGCCCGCCACCTTAATTAGGATTTCTCCGTCCAGCTCCTGAGACTCCAGACGGGTGCCCCTCAGTTCGTGACGCCACTCGGCGATAACGCCCGGCGCGAGGTTCCCGGCGTTTTCCTCGGAGCGCCATCGCCGACACGCAATCCGGTAATCGTGCTCCTTGCCCTCGTGGTCAGTGACGGTATGGGATATATCCCACGTTCCAGATTCCATCTTTTCGCGCGTGATGGGGCGAAGGCCGCGATCGTCCTCAGGTCCTAAGAGGAGATCGGCGCAAAACTGAGTAGACCGTGGCGACGAGTCGATGATCCCGCGCGGATGGTCGCCGAGCCGCAACGTGAGCTTGACACCTTCGCGCCATGCGACGGGCTCGCGCTCTTTTCGTGGAATTTGAAAATGAAATAGCTCGGTGACCCAGGCGAAGTGATACTGAGGCCCGCGCAAAGTCCCGGGCTCTTCGGCAGAGTGCATCTCAGCGGTAGTGCCGTTCGGCCACACGAGTTTTTTATCGGTTTTCAGGAGCCTCGGCCTGAACCACGGCGGCGAGCGAAACAGGATCCCGGAGTCTCCGTCGATCATGATCCGCCTCACAGAGCCAGCGTCTCGGCCCAGCAGGCAAATGCGCGAGCCCGGATGTGTGTCCGCCCATTCGATGATCTGCTCGGCTGCTGCCCTG